CCCGACACGGCTGAAACCATATTCGGCCGCTAACTGCGTCGCACGGTTCAGCGTCGCCTGGTAGTTGCCGCCCAACCCTTTCTCCGCCATCCGCATCTGCATAAGATTGGAGGCCGCCTCCGCCATATTGTTCGAGTTCAACAACTTGGTGCCGACCAGAAAGGGAATGCCGGAGGACACCAGACGCCAGGCGTGCATACCAATCAATATCTTGGCGGCCCCTATAGCTACTTGCGCAAACTTACCGATGGCCGGAATCGATTTCCCCACGACACCCGTCAGTGAGGTGAAGACTTTCCCCAGATTGACCATATTATACCGCAAGCCGGAGAAAGAGGAAACATTGTTGAAGAAGCTGTCCTGAAAGGTCTTGACCCGCTTTTGGAACACGCCCAGCCCGTTCTGCCAGCCCGCCTGCGAGAAGCGCCACTGTCCGAATTGGCGCAGGCGCCAGCGAGCGCCGATGTTAAGCCGCTCCTCCAGATTGCGCTGTTTCCACTTTCGCGCCGAGCGAGCAATAATTTCCTCGTCTGTTAATTTCTTCTTCTTGGAATAGCCCGCAGTGGCTTTTTCATTGATCTCCTTTGCCGCCTTCTTGAGCGTTCCGAGCTTGGCAATCGTAGCGTCCAACTGCGAATCATCGACCCGCAGCTGGAGCTGAATGCTATATACCATATTACCTGCCATCAGTTTCTCTTAAAAGGTGCAAAAAGGATTGAATCGATGATTACCAGAGCCGCAGTATAATACTTGTCGATGTCATAGGCCGACATCTTATCTTCCAGTCCCATAATCGGTTCATGGAAGATATAGGACACGATCATTTTCTTGTACAAAAATGGATCGTCCTCGGCAATGTATTCTTTTAGTTTGGTAGTTATATCATCGGATTTGAGGACGGCTCCGTTTCTAACAGTCCCCAAGTAGATAAAAAACGGTTGATGTCCTCCTGCACATCCTCATTGTTGAACAATGATATGCATGCTACCAAGTCGTTCTGAAGGTCTTTAACGACCTTTTCGTCGTCGATGGTCATCTTGACGAAACGACAGGCAAGATCGGCCGTTTCGTCGAGGTCACGGCCAGCCTGAATAAGCGACAAGCCAAACTTGGTATGTTCGACGCTCGTTCTGGAAAGACGGCAAACATTAACCGTTGCGGATGTTTCGATCTCGACAAGGCCGCCTTTGCCGTCCGCACCCCGTTTGAAATAGGTGACTTTTACGGGATAGGTAGTGATAGGATTTGTTCTGGACATAATTTAATACATTTTTAGTTGTTAATAAAGGGGCGGCACAACCGTCCGCCCCGATGATTTTTCAGACCAGTGGCACGATGTTGCGCTGCACGCCTGTACCTCGCAGAGACAAGGAACCGATCGTTTCGACATCATTGCGATTCACGCTGCCGCCCTGTTCCTGCACCACTGCATTGAGAAGCGTATATACGACGGTGCGAGGGGTCGCTAACCCTTTCATCGGGTAGCTCCATGAAATGCTGAAATTCTTAAGCTGACTCATAACCGCAATCTGCTCTGTTGCGGGCAGCGTAGCGTTAATCGCATCGATAAGGGTCTGCTGCTCTCCTTCCTGAAACGAAAGATTGGCAGTGTAGGTCGCATTTGACTTTTGAATGCCAATCGGATCGAAAGAGCCGATAGCGAATATTTCCTGAATATTCTGGCTGAACGTATAGGACAGCTCGGTACCGGTATCGATAGACAAGCAGGTTCCGTTCGAGAGCGTGAGGTACATCTGCACCTCGCCGCCCGCTACGATTATATCCTGATGATTCATGTTCTGTACTACTCTAAAGATGTTACGAAGAAAGTGGTGACAAATGCCTCCCGCAGCGTGGCATTGGGCAGGATGCGGATCGTGATTGCAAAGGCCCGACTTTTCACGAAGTTACCGTCTTTGGCCTCCAAAGTAACCTCGATCTCACTCGCATCGCCGCGCGACAAACGCGGCTGAATATAGTTGCTGCGGAATGTAGCCAGGATCGCCGATTTGTACCCGGCATTGATGTCACCGGAAGCTGTAACCGGAACCTGGGTATTGATGAGTTGCTGGAAATAATACTCCGCATCGTCGCATACTCCATTTGCGACGCGCACGAACTCAATCGCCGACAGAGCGTTGGTCGATTTGTTGAGCGTCGCACCGTCATTGTAGTAAACACCGCTGTTGCCGGGACGGGTGCGGGTGAAAAGGTACTGCTTGGCTCCGATGTCGTCGATAGCACTCCGAGATACGACAGCGACATTGGTCGCTGCATTCGCTGTCGTGGCATTGACGAAATAATCAACCGGGCTTACGCTTCCCAAAGTCATCTGACCGATGGACTGCGCCGGATTGATCCCGGCAAGAATACCGAGAGCGCGGCCTACGTCGGCGGTGTATGTCGGATCGGGAGTTGTCAAAGCCAGTGCAACGCCATAGGCATTGTACGTATCGCCGCTGGGCAAATTGTTAATGTTCTGCCCGATACGTCCGGCATCCAGTACTGCCACCATACGATAACTTTCCGCGAACATATCCTGGATCAAGCCTTGTACATTCTGGATTGCTCCATGACTTTTCGTCAAATCCTCCGCAAGACCGGAATCCGGAACTGTGGTATTGCTGGGATATACGAACCCGATAAGGCGCGGTCTGTTATCCCACAGCGTAGCGGTGGTTTGTCGGATTGCCTGTTTAATAGCGGGCATTTGTATTGCTGAAATACCTTTTTCTGCCGAATAATCATAGCCTATCAGCCACAATTTAGACCCGCTCCCTGCCTTCGAGTAAAACTCCGAAACCTGGAATTTGGCTCCATCGTCCAACGTGGAATAATCCGACAGTTCCTGCGCTTCTTCCAAAGAAGCAACCAGGACGGGGGTATCTATAAGAGGAGATGCCGAAGATACGGGAAGTACCAGCATCGCCACCCCTTCATTAGATGAAGAAGTGCCGATCGCGGTATCCTGCAATTCGACGGTTACACCTGTTCTTGCCATAATATCGAATTTTACTGTTATACTTTAGATGCCGGTTTTCGCCCCGGTTTAGCGCCTTCTTGTCCGGAATTGCGCCGACGAGCAAGTTCGGCCTCTTCCAGCGTCATAGAAGGAACGTCGGCTTTTTGCTCCGCAGAATCCGGGGAGACATTGCGTGCGCTCATGGACTTGGCGAACTGCGCGTCAAACATCTTGTCGAGATCCTCACAAGTCAAAGGCTCCTTTCCTTTCTCTATCGAGCACCACCGAACCTGCTTATGAACCCGAAGGGCGTCGGTCATGCGGGATTCTGCCTGCCACTGCTGACGATACATATTCCCGTCGTCCGTAATGAATACCTTTCCGAATTTCGCCGTAACGATCAGAAGGTTTTCAAAAAACTCGTCTTTATAGTTTACCATAGTGAATAATTTGTCAGATTGGTAGTAACGCTGCCCGACCACTTTCAATAGGCCGGGCAACGTGGAAACTTAATCTTGCGAAGGAGCCGTATATTTAGCCGGTACGATGTTCACGATACCTTTGCCGCCCTTACGAGCGCTACCGGCACCGAAACGCACATCCATCGAGAACTTCCAGCCATACGAGTTCGGATCGGCAACGACATGTACGTTCGTGTTGCCCATCGCCAGAATAACCTGCGAGGGGATGAAGCTAATAGCCAATCCGTATGCAGTAGCGGCCAGTACCGGCGCGGTATATTCCGGAATGGTACCGTTCGCCTGAACCTTGCCGTCGCAGTAAAGTTCTGGATCGACAACCTTCGATGTCGCCGTGTCGTAGGCCGAAGTCGTCGAACGCGACATGAAGTTGAAGGCAGAGTACTTGCCCAACATCGGACGCATCTCACCGGCAGTTTTGGTCAGCAGGCTCGTGAGGTACGGATTCGAAAGAAGTTGCTCCATGTAGGCGGCATCCATCACGCAATCGATGTCGCCATCCTTGATGTCGTAGTTCCAGTTCACGAACTTCGTCTGCGCCTTGATAAGGTCGTTAGGCGAGAGTTCCAACAGATCGCCGGCCGCCGCCGAGTTCACCGGGAAGGCATTGGCTGCGGCGAAATGCTTGACGGTGCCGTCAGCGGCGACACCCGACATCGGGACACTTGCACCAGCACTTTCTGCGATCTTCTGGAGGGCGTAGTTGTGGATGGCGTTCACCATGAAGCGCACGGCTTCGCTCTGCCCCCACGAACGATCGTCGTAGGCGAGGATATCGGTATTCGCCGCCTGCCAGAGAATAGGCTGAAGGGAGAAAACCTTGGTGACAAGCCCAATGGGGTCGTCATCATAGAGGTAGTCAGCCACATTCAGCGGAGCACGGTCGCCGTAGTAGATTTTCGGACTGATCGCCGATTCTACCCAGATGATACCCTGCTTGTCCGAACCGCTGGTGCGGGCGCAACGAGCCGCCCAGGTGTTGGCCGGAAGCAACTGTTGGTAGAAGAGCGAAAGCCATTCGACGACGGCCAGGTCCGGGGATGTCGTGACGAAATCCGAGGAGTTGGCGCCGGAGGCCAGCTTTACGGCAGTGCGTTCCGCGATCGTCGAGAGTTTTTCGTACCGGCCTTCGCCATTGCGAACATTGATATTGCCCATAAAAGCCTTGAAGCCTTCATCCGAGTTTACGATAGCTGCAAGCTCCCGGGCGGCTTCCACTTTCGATGCGTGCTCCGGACGGCAAACGTCCGTAGGCGCGACAGTAAGCAGCCGCGCCGCAGCGTTGAATTTCGTCTTGCCTTCAGTTGTGGCAAGGAATTGATGGAGTGTTTTGTTCGTTTCCATACTTGCTTTCAGGTTGATTTTGTGGGGATCGATGATTTGTGCCTTGCCCGCCTCACTCGTCGCCTCCTTATGCTGAGTACCCACCTCCGTATCTGATGTCAGGGTCGTGGGTTTAGGCTCGGGTTCCGGCGCTTTCTGCGGTTCAGGCTGCTTCTCGGCCTCTTTTCCGGCCGCTCCGAAAAACGACTTCAACTTGGTTACGATCTTCTCGGCGATACTCTCTGTATCTTCCGCATTAAGCGTTCGAAGCTCTGCCTCGTTTTCTGCCGCAGGGACAGGCTCCGCAGCGGACAAAGTAGTCGCCTCCTTTGCGGGATCCTCCTTCCGGATCGTCTCGTCTTTAGGGTCTTCTTGCGTCATGTTGCTTTTGTATTTATTGATAAGTAAATGATCTTTAGCCGACAAGGTTGTTATGCGTTCCGTCTGGCTGGGCGCGAACTCCGCAGCGAGCATAACCTTTTCGCCCTTGAAATCCGAAACCGCATCGGAATTGGACTGGAGAGAGCATAGCGACACTTCATATACAAGGAAGTAAGTCGCATATTTAACTCCCGTGGATTCGTCTTCTATCTCCCGGCTGACCCCTCCGATGGAAACAGCCCTGTAAAATCCGTTTTCGTACAGGTATTTCGCCGTTTTACCCCGCTCCGTCCCCTCGGCAAATTTCAAAGTACCGATCCAGTCGTTGCCTTCCCGGTGAATATTTACGACATTTCCGATAGGTTGGCTATCCCAATCGTGATTCTCCAACAGCACCGGATTCTTTTCATAACGCGACCAGTCGATACCGTCGGACAAAACGACCATATCATAATCGTTGATCGTTTCGTTACTCAATACCTGCCTTAACTCTGCCATACAAAATGCGTAATTTCCTGCCCAAATATAGGTTTACCTTTGATTGCTAAATAACCCGCACGCAACGGAAAAAATATTTTTCCGACATACCAGCACAAGAACGGCCAAGACGATCCAAAATCCCTTCATCTGCGTCTGCTGCCACCACGTCA